AAGAATGGGAAGCCCGAGGTGGCATTGCACACATCTATACCACGTGGGCTAATTGCAAGCCATGGCTGGAGGAACAGCTTGGCCTATAAGTTTGATCCGGATCACGGATATTTAGGTAAACAAAAATACCCCCAAATTTATGATACTATGATCATAAATGATAAAGCATATCGCATTTATAAAACTGTAGTGCATAGGTTTCGAATGGGCGATGTAGAAGATCCAGATCTATATGCAGGCGAACCCTTGTACAAATGGCAAACTAGTGAAATGGGCGAGTGGGTTATGTCTCGAGCAGTTGATACACCCGAATGGCACAGGCGAGCCGATATGTTACAGTATGGTTATGAATATGCTATTGTAGCCAAACTCAAAGACATCGACTATACCTTTTGGGCATTGAAATGGGGCCAAGAATCAGTTGACAACAAATAAATTATTTGCTACAATAAGTTATGACAGAAACTATCTTCTATATCAAAAAAGGCCGCAAGTATATTCCGCACAGTACATACAGTTCGGAGTTCTGCGACAGCTTTCCAAAAGGTACGCATCTGGTAGATGTTTACCCTGGTGGGTCAAGTCGTAGGTTCAATGTTGATCCTGCGTATGCTCCTATGATTGCGGCTGGTCGTGTTGCTGAAGATGCTATGAGTCGTGCTATCAGCAAGGCTAGCGAACTACGCCCTAAACAGACTCCCTTAACAGAAGGACAACGCAAGGCTTGGAAAAAGCTAGCCAAAGAGTTTGGTGATGAACTTGCCACATTACATATCAACAGTGCTAGAGACATTGCTGAAGCAGGACTAAAAGCCCTACAAGAAGAAGCAGATAAGTTATTAGTTAATCCCAGTGTCCGTAAGGCATACGAACGATTTTTGTTTATTGCAGAACTAACGAAAGAACATAATGTACAAAACGATTTATACCGAAGTTGAAGTAGATGTTGACCTGTCAGAGTTTGACACAGATGATCTAATCGAAGAATTGGAAAGCCGTGGGGCGGGTGCCACAGATTACGGAGATGGCAAAGAAATATTGCAGTCTATTTACGAAAAGCGTAGACTGGGACAAGACTATCAATTTGAATTACAAGCATTAATTTACTTGGGATTAGGAAAGATCATATGAGCAAAGCAAAACACAAGCCTTACCAATGGATCGATGGTGAAACTGCTGATCGTATTACCAGCATGAACTTAAAAGACTATCGTGCTTATCTTAAGAAAGAGCTCAAGCAGTGGAAGAAGAATCCAAAGACAGATGCTAACCCTAATGGATATTGGCTACACCCTGAAGATGTAGGCCTTAACATGCAGACCATCGCGGCACTAGACTTGATTATCAGCCACTTTCCAGAAACATCGGATGAAATAAAATGAGTGAACATATATTGTGCAAAGATTGCAAACATAGTTTTAGATCATGGAGTGAGTTCCCGCAATGGGGCGATGGCCGAGAATACAAATGTAAACTGAGTTATACTGCCGAGTCGATTAAGCTAGACCCAGTGATTGGGCCAACTAAGCAAGCCGCATACTACGAACGTTGCAGTCTCGCTCGATTAAATCGTTTTACCAAAGATGTAAAAGAAGATCATTGCGGCCCAGAGGGTAAACTTTGGGAACCTAAACACAAAAAAGATTTATTCAAGTATATTAAACATTTAGGAGCAGTTAATGGAACCTAGACATCTTTACACTATTCGTTGGACACAACCATATGCCACTTACCAAATGCGCCCATATCTTCGTCACCTTCGTAATGAATATGAAGTACAGATTGAAGCTAAGTTGGATCGTGGTGAGTTTGATGATGCGAAAACAGTCTTAGAAAGGATAATGAAACTATGACAGCAATAATAGAAGGATTGGTTTTTATAGCAATCGGAATATTAGTAGTTTTTTTAATAGTTAAAGCCGTACAAAACGTAGCAGGAGATGAAAATGCAGATTAGAGTCAAAGAAGATACAAACGAGTTTGGCAAGTGCGGTTGTGGCCGTAGCCCAACAGGCAAGTGTATTGGCTGGCATGGATTGTCGGAAGAAATGTATCAGCATCAAAAGATGCTGTGGTTGGAAGAAGAAATGAAAAAAGATCATGAGCTTGAGGAATATAAACGTCAAGCACAAGAACTTTGGAATGATAGTTGCACAGCACCTAGAAAGGCACAAGAATGAATTGGTTTAAACGAATGGTAGTTAAATGGGTACGTGAGGATTGGGACAAAGCCGGTCAAGAAGAAGATTGCTATCCAAGTCCTAAAATGAGCCGCGGGCTGAATACAGTTAGTACACGTGATGTAGGCAGTGACCCTACACTACAGTTCAAAGTATACAATGCTATTGGTGGCAAGGTTGTAGAGTTCAGTCGCTATGATCGACATAAGGATCGTAACTTCCACGATATCTATATTATTGGCAAAGAAGAAGATTTTGGCGCCAAAATAGCCAAAATTGCCATGTTAGAAGTCCTTAAAGACTAATTCACTTTAAATAACTTAACCGGAGATTGGTATGGAATATTTCATCTACCTTGTAGTAGCAGTTGTGGCTTATTGGATAGGTTGGCATGCTAGAGGCATTATCTTTTTGGCTAACATTAGCGAGCGTCCTGATCATATGATCAAAATGCTAGAAAAGATCAAGGAAATTAATGACTCTGAGGAACTTGGCTTGCCTGATGATGCTATCGAAGTTCAAACTGAACATGTAAATGATTCGGTCTATGCTTACAACAAGCTAACTGGAGAATTTCTAGCACAGGCCCAAAACTTGCATCAAGTTATGACATTGGCCGCTAAACGATATCCTGGCAAGAAGTTTTGGCATCCTGAACTTAAACAAGATCACCAAACAGCTTGATTAGTTTACATAATTGTGTAATAATACTCTTAGCTGTTTAATTACAGCATAATCTAAAAGAGGAAACAATATGAAATTTTTCAATCCAGAAACTAAGACTTACAAGATCTTTAACGCACTGTACAACGGTGAGTCATTGACACAATCAGAAGCTACCAAGCGTTTTGGTGTTAAGAACTTGTCAGCAGAAGCAAGTCGCATCCGTTCAAACGGTTACGCTGTTTATGCTAACACACGTAAGGCAGGTAATGGTGTTCAGGTTACTGAATATGTAATGGGCAAGCCATCACGTGAAATTATTGCTCTCGGCTACAAAGCTAAGGCAATGGGTATCACACTCTAATCAGAGGGGTTAGGCCTAACCTAAAAGCTCGCTTAGGCGGGCTTTTTTATTGGCTATGTGTTCGGCCCACAGTTTGATTGTTTTTGGACCGGGATGCTGTCCGTCTTGGGCACTATCAACGTATCCGGGTAAGTCTTGTTCTCCGGGACATAACGGTTGGAATGTATTGGTAAACGGAATTCCTAGGAGTTCCCAAGCAGTCTTGATGCCACGGCTAGACAAGTATCCATAAAATTCTGCATTGTTGTCTTTGACCCAAGTTTGATACCATTTACTATCTTCGGATCGCTGTGTTAACACCCATGATCCAATATGTTCTGTCTTGTCTTTATAAAATAATGCTATTCTACTTGGTTCAGGTTCGACTAGTATAACACTCTTTGGTCTAATTCCAGCATCGATTAACTTATAGGTGTTTGCTAAAATAAACGGTAAACTGCCACCGCCAATACCTAAATTGACAACTGGTTCTTTTATTAGTTTGGATAGTTGCCTATCTAATGTATCTTCATCCTCTAAACCCACACCATGTACAACACTACAACCAAATAATAGATGACTGTTAGCCCAATCAATTTGATCCCATTCTGGACAACGATATCCGTCTTTATTAACTGTATAAGTTATAGATCTATTTTTGGCAAACGGTTTGTTAACGGGTATTAGCATAGAATATATTTAAGCCACAAATATTGACTTTGAATATTTTGTATGCTAAAATAACTTATGATTACTACTATTTTTAAACCTACAATTGATTGGATCAAAGATGACTACCGTACTCATCCCTTTCGGTTTTTTATTGAATTATTTGCTTGGGCTATTAGCATTGGGTGCAGTATCACTATGGCCTCAACCGTGCCTAATCCGCCGTTACTCACGCTATACCCTATTTGGATTAGCGGCTGTGCTATGTATGCTTGGGCCGCTTATACTAGGAAATCATTTGGCATGTTGGCTAACTACATCTTGCTAGTGTCAATTGATGCCATCGGACTTGTTAGGATGTTAGTACAATGAACTTAAACGATTTATACAGTGGTAGCAATGGCTCAACCTTTAAGATCAAAGCGATCTTTAATCCAAACGAAGAAAACGATCCTTGGGTTGAATATTTTAACACAGACACACTACAAGAATATTCATGCAGACAAGAAGCGTTCTTATCTCGATTCTCGCCCTTGCCACAACCTCGCTAACTGGTTGCGCCGCCTATACTGTAGCCAGTGTCGGCTCTTATATTGTCACGGGTAAAAGTTTGGGTGATCACACAGGATCTGCTGTAACAGGCGGCGACTGTAATCTCGTAATGAATACCTACAATGGAAAATACGTATGTGAGATGCCCGTTGTCTATAATCGAAATGGTATTTAAAACAGTTGACGCTTGAATCTATTGGCACTATAATATAAACATATTAACACACAGAAAGTGAAACATGACTTATCCTAAACTTATTACTGATTTTTTTGGTAAGGATCTAAACAAACTGCTTGGCCCTGCGAATAAACGGGTGCCTTGGAAATCATTGTCACATACAGAAAAAGCAGAACGTATTAAAAACATTCCTGTTTATATCAGTACCCGACGATTGGGCAAGGCCCCAAGTTTTCCAGAAATGCTGTTTGAATGTTTTCGTGTACTACAAAACTTAGGCGATAAGAATCCGTTGCTAGGAATTGACTTACCAGACTATGGCAGTTTGAGTAATGCTAGTACAGTACACGGAACTCCTGCGCTAAACTACTTTAACACTTTAACGGGTGTTGATCTGTTGTATAAAAATGCAGAGAAACAACGTGACCTGTTCCTGCAACACATTCTAGTTGACATTGTATTCCAGTTTGAACCCGGACTAGTATTTCCAGGTGTAGGTCGTCAAGACAGTAAAGGTCGTATCTTTGTTAACGATGCACAACATAGAACATTGGCATGTATGTTCCTTGGTATTGATGCAGTTCCACTAAACTATATTCAAAGTGATGAGGAATATTGGGATGTACAGCAGTACGCCGCTATTAACATTAATAGTTTACAATGTTCCGATTTTGACAAATACAGGATCCGCGTTCAACGAGGCGACTGCTCTGTAGAAGCAAATCTTCCTGTTGATCCAGAAGATCAATTATGCATGGATATGCGTGATGTCTTTGAACAGAACGATATTATCGTAGTAGAAAAGGGAGACAAAGAAGTTGGTAAGAGCGGCAAGGTGTTGTCCGGTATTGGTAACATGATCAAGTATTGGAAAGATTATGGTGCAGATATTGCCACTAGGGCTATTGCGTTGAACGCATTGATGTTCCCAACAACTGTATTCCAAACTGCCAACAGCTGGGGATTAATGGAGTTCCTTGAAGCGCAGGATCCTAGCGTTGACAAAATGCAAATGGACTATGCAATCCAACGAGCTATTAAAACGCTACTACCAAAAGATAATCAAGGCAGTAAGTTGCATGACATGATCAAGAAGAAGTGCAAAGAAGATAATAACATTAGTTCGATTCGATTCGAGCCTGTTGTGATTGCAGAAGGCATCCGTCAAATCTGTGAAGTAATGGGTGAAGAGGTTGAGTGGACATGGAATGAACCCAACTGGACTGAAGAGAAGTACGAGTTTGAATTGGATCTTGCATAATGGCCAATGACTACGTTAAGATTAACGAGTTGATTGATACTGTAAAGCATAATCCCTTTCGAGGGCTATGCGAGCAGACGTATATTAACGATAATATCTACGCAGAATTTGCTAAACGTAAAGATTTAAAATGGGTTAAAATTCAAGACTTGCGATTAAAGTACAAGTGGACCCTTGATGAAACTCAAATGATGTATGACAAAACACCTGACGGATGGACTGACGGTGCTGGTGTTTATAGATCATTTGACTTTGGTAAAGGTGAGAACAAGGTAGTCAAAGAAGATGGTATTGATAAACTATTCCACGAACCTCAGCATGATCATATTGTCAGTAGAGATGAAGCAAAGCGATTAGGCTGGACAGATAAACAAATTAATCATCCCAACAACATCCAATACATAAGTGCTATACAGAATTTTATGAAACGCAATTTCACTAAGGAAATGTGGAATGCAGTTAGCCCAACAATCGAACAACTTTTTAAGAAAGACTAATTATGGCCAAAGTAAACCGAACTAAGTTTTATAAATTTGTCGGAGATGTCTACGAACATTACGAACAAGATCGTACCAGTAAAGAACGCACCCACTCTGATAACGGTTGGCGACTACGCAATAAGAAGTACGGTGGAACTGCTACCTTTGCCAAACTACCTTTAACCGAAAGCCTTGAACAACGTCCTTGCCCACTAGAAGAAGGCAAGCCGGGCATTTACATCTTGCGAGATAGTATCTTTCCACAGGGCTTTTACATTGGCAAAGGTAAAGATATCAGTGATCGTATTTGGAAGCACGGTGTTAAACTAGACGGCACAGACAAGTGGAACAAAGGTGTAGGTACTACAGAAAACTTTGCCAAGTACCGTGAGCTACGTTTGGAAAAAGGCCTCACCAGTTGGGACGATGTTGAAATCGCATTTTGGTATACGACCAAGTTTGATGAGCTAGAAGATCAGCTTATGGGTGCGTATGAAGCCAAATATGGAATGATCCCATTTTGCAACAGCACAGAGGAAAGTTTATTCCAAGTATGGGACATTTAAGGCCACATTTGCCTTGCATTTTTTCCTGCGACCATATATAATGTACATAAGGAGAAATTATGACTGTACAGGCTCAATCAAATAAGATATTAATTACAAACAAAATAGGCAGACAAATGTGGGTATGGGATAGCGACAGCTTCTATACTCAAAGACTACAAGCAGGTCCATATCAAAAGCAAAATCTACTGCATCTAAGACAACTATGTCCTGCTCCACGCAAGATGCTAGACGTAGGTATGAACATAGGTATGAACACTTGGGAGTATGCTACCTTTGCACAAGAAGTACATGGCTTTGAGCCGGTACCGACTACATACCAAGTAGCATTAGATAATATTGCATTAAATCAGCATCATCAAGATCCTACACAAGGCTGGTGGAAGCAACCCGACGGCACTTGGGCCAGTCTAGCATTAACAGGGCAGATACAAACATACAATGTAGCTCTAGGGCCTACCTCAGGCACTGTAGAGATGCATATTAAAAAGAACGATGGTCATAATCGTGTAAGCAATGACGGCTATCAAACTGTAACAGGCAAGGCAGTCAAAGTTAACACAGGTTATCAACGTGTTAGTGTTCCACAACTTACACTAGACAGTTATAACTTTACAGATGTAGACATTATTAAAATTGACGTAGAAGGTTACGAACTCAATGTGCTAGAAGGCGCAAGCAATACTATTGCTGTCAATCGTCCTATAGTACAGGTTGAGTGTGTAGAAACACAGCCACGTGCATTTGGTAAGACTATACAAGACTTGATGGATTACTTTAACACACGCAACTATGTTATCACAACAGCGGATGGAGTAGTACGTGGTCCTAAATGGTGCTATGTTAAAAAGATGATGGATCGTTTTATGATTCCAGCAGAACGTACAGATTTGTATGATCCTAACAACGTAGCGGTAGAAGAGTCTGATGGGGTAGAACTCGATCCAGAGTTATTTGAAATAGAAGAATGAATATCCTAGTAACTGGCCATGAAGGATTCATTGGTCGGAATATGCTTAGTTGGTTACATCAACAAGATGGCTGGACAGTAGATGGTTGGGAGTGGGATCCAAATGACTTTCCAGATGTACATAGTTACGACTGGGTCGTACACCTGGGGGCTATTGCCGACAACAGTTTTAGTGACGTAGATGTTATACTAAAACAGAACTACGAGTTCAGCCAACGACTATTCAACGAGTGCAACAATAATGGTGTACACTTGCAATACGCCAGCTCAAGTACAGTCTACGGCAACAGCAAGAGTTTTAGTGAACATAGTCCATGCAACCCACAAACACCATATGCATGGAGCAAGTATCTATTTGATCGATGGGTATTCCAACAAGAACAACACATAATGGTGCAAGGTTTCCGTTACTTCAATGTATACGGCAAATGGATGCACCTTAGAGGTAATCGTGCCAACGCCATAGTCAAGTGGCGAACACAGGCACGTAAAGAAGGTAAAATAACTGTATGGGAGAATGCAGATGTTGTTAAGCGTGATTGGACTTGGGTTGGCGATGTTTGTCGTCTACACATTGATTTCATTAAAACAGTTAAAGGATCCGGAATCTGGAATTGCGGAGCAGGACTAGCACACAGCTTTTTAGATATAGCAGAAGAAATAGCTGAACAAGAGGGTGTTGAAATTGAGTTTGTACCTGTGCCAGCTGAAGAACTCAGCAGATTCCGCAACAAAACCTGTGCTGATCTAACACTTTTAAAGGCTACAGTAGGTAAACGACAATGGTTAAATGTATTTGAATTCTTAGATCAGTAAGAAGAATAAATACATTACTATGCGAATTACTGAAATTATCAGCGAAGCCACTATCGGCACACATCCACAGCGTCCTGCTCGCCCAGGCAGTCGTCCTCCAAGAGGACACGCCACAGAGTCTAGTTATAAATCTGTCTGTTCATTCTGTGGAGGAAATGATCATCAATCGTTAGATGAGCATGGCAAAGCTAGCCGTGCGTTATGTACTAGCAGTAAACCAGATAAAGACTTAGGTGCAAGCAATTTAGCATCTTGCAAGTCACAAGGTCTACGTGCTCGTGATGGTGAGAAAAGTCACAAACTAGGCAAGAGTCCTAAGAGTCGCGTTACAGTAGGTGGGCATAGAATCAAAGGCGCCAAGTACGGTGGCCCATTGCCGGACTGGAGTTAACATGCGATTTGCTGAGTTTAAACTATTAGAAGCTATTCGTGACCCTGATGTAGCAAAAAAACAGCAAGAACTTGTTGATAAGGGATACGACTTAGGTCCGTACGGACCTAAGGGTGACGGCGTAGATGGTATAGTCGGCCCTTATACGAGAGCCGCAATGGATGCGTTTGCCAAAGGTATCAGCCCTAAAGATGCACCAAAACCTAACTTCGCTGATGTAGAAAAGTTTGACAAAGAAATTGGATTTGATACTGGGGATATTATTAAACCGGTTAATGCTCGTCCAGGTAGCCCATTTGGTCCTAGACACGGACAGGCTCATAACGGTACTGATTTTCCAGTTCCTGAAGGAACACCAGTAAAAGCACCTCAGAGCGGTATTGTTTCAAGAACGGGTTCTGACAATATGAACGGTAACTTTGTCGTCGTAAAATCAGGTAGCAATGAACATTTTCTATTACACTTATCTCAAATAAAAGTAACAAGCGGACAACGTGTAAACAAAGGTGAGACGGTTGGATTATCAGGTAACACGGGACGTTCAACTGGCCCGCACCTACACTGGGAATTGCATGTTGCCGGCCGAGCAGTAGACCCAATGTCTAATATAGGATAACTTATGCGCTTCAACGAATTTAAAATAATCAAAGAAGCATTTGATAGTCAAGTACTAGCAATGCAAAAAGAATTAAAAGCCAAGGGTGCTGATCTAGGTGAGTATGGTCCTAATAAGGACGGACTAGACGGTCGATTAGGTCCCTATACTAGACGTGCCGCAGAGAAATTTCCAGAAATTGCTGCCAAGTATAAAGAAGCATTATCTAGACCTGACAGTGTAGATGCACAAAAGATCGATGTATCAACAATACAAGATCCAGACTTTAAAAAGAAATTAGAAAAAGTTGCTGCCGCGTTAGGCACAACACCAAATGCCATGTTGGCCGTAATGAAACAAGAGTCAGGTGTTAATCCTGCCGCACAAAACAAGAGTGGCGGCGCAACTGGATTGATACAGTTCATGCCAGATACTGCTCGTCGTTTAGGTACTACTACAGACGATCTAAGAAAGATGGATGGTGTACAACAGTTAGACTATGTCTACAAATATTATAAGATGACTGGTGTTGGAGATGGATCAGCTGGCGATTTATACATGGCAACCTTTATGCCTAAATACATTGGTTATCCAGATAATCATGTGCTAGGTGCAGATGGTGATCATGGATTCAGTGGAGCAGTCTACAGACAGAACAAAGGACTAGATCGTAATCACGATGGCAAAATCACAGTAGGCGACGTGAAAAGTTCAGTCCAACGTTTTGCCTAACTAAATACCTGCATGAATCCATTAGGTAAATTATTAATAGCACCGCCAGCAGTAAAAAATAACTTTTGGTATAAGACAGTAATTTTAATTACTGAAAATCACGGCCAAGGCAGTGTAGGTGTAGTCTTAAACAAACGCAGTGAAATGAGTATCGTAGAGTTCGGAGAACAACTAGGGTTTACAATAGATGTTCCGGGCTTTGTATATCTCGGAGGCCCAGTTAATGTTAAGAGTCTTAGCTTCTTACACAGCAACGATTGGGTCAGTAAAAATACCATGCAGGTTAACGGCCAGTTTTCATTAAGCTCAGCAGATGATATACTGCCTAGGCTAGCAATGGGAGATGTTCCGCAACAATGGCGTTTATTTTTGGGCATGTGTGGTTGGAGTCCAAACCAATTGCAGGGTGAAATAAAAGGCATCCCTCCTTGGACACACGATAAAAGTTGGCTGCTGGCCAATTATGATAATGAACTTGTATTTGGATCAGATAACAACGATCAATGGTGCGCGGCACTAGATCGATCTGGTCAAGAGTTTGCTCATAGCATCTTGCTGTAATCAAACTTGACGTAAATACACAGTAAGTGTATAATATATACTTCATAGGTTGGGTCTGTAAACACAACTAAAAAGAGGTTCAAAGTGTCAGATACGTTAGTACTAAATGCTGACGGCTTGCCAATAAGTGTTATGCCGTTAAGCGTTATCCCTTGGGAAGAATCAATCAAATACATGGTTCTAGACAAAGCCGATGTATTGCTCTACCACGAAAATTGGATAGTGCATTCTGCTCGTTGGGAAACCCAAGTGCCCAGTGTAATCATGTTGCGTGAGTACATGAAACCAAAATATGCGGTGCGTTTCAGTCGCAGTAATGTACACCTGCGAGACAACGGTATTTGTCAATACTGTGGTGTTAGTGTGGATCGTAAAGAATCTACGTTAGATCACGTGTTGCCTGTAAGCCAAGGTGGTAAGACTACTTGGGAAAATACATGTACAGCATGTGGCCCATGTAATGCTGCCAAGGCAGATAAAACTAAGGGATGGAAACCTAAAATCAAACCTTACAAGCCAGACTTCTTCGATCTTGTAAATAAGCGTAAGAAGCAAGGCTTCAACGTGAGGTTTAAAGAATGGTTAGAATACATCCGGTAAAGAAGTTCCTATGGACAGTCCTAGGATTCCTTAGTTTAGGTATGGCGTATGTTGGGCTAATAACGCCCGGCATACCCTATAGTTGTTTTGTAGTGTTTGCGGCCTATTGTTTTGCCAAAGGCAATGAACGTATGCATCGCTGGATATACAATCACAAGATATTTGGCCCGTTCTTAACCAACTGGGGCGAGAAGCGTGTGTTCCCCACCAAGATGAAGTTCTTTATGCTAGCTATGATGAGCACCAGCTTGATCATCATGAGCTTTACTGTGCCTATGCGTGGTGTTGTTTATACGGGTATGTTTATGTTCTGTGTAGCAGTATGGGCATGGCGTTTTCCAGGCAGTGTAGAAGAGCATGATAATCGTATTGCTAACGGCAAGAAGATTGGCTGGTTCAACAACAGTTTCTAGGT